GTGGTCTCCGTTCCGACGCGTCAACGCCGGAATCACTTGGGTTAGGCAAACCGGAGACTACGCCAACCGAATTCCCACCACCTCCGCGACGGGACCGACGTTGGCGCTGCGCATCGAGGAGCCGCCATTCAGTGTATAGGTATTGCCGTCGTTGCCGGTGATGGTCTTGGTCGTGGCGACGCCGCCTGCAAGGCTCGAATTGCGGTAGCCTTCAAAGGTCAGGCCGACGACGATAACCGAGTAGGTTGCGGCCGGGAGGGTCGCGCCGGTCCCCGAGGCGGTCAGAGTCGGTGCACCGGGCGTGCCGAGCGGCAGTGAAGTGTTGCCGCCGAGCAACGCGCTCTCCTCCTTGCGCATCGTCTTCTGCAGAATGCGCAAGGTGGCCGTCGCGTTGATGTCTTCGTAGCCCTGTGCTGCGGCCTCGGCTTCGAATGTCACCGTGTCTTCCTCGCCGAGCGTGAGATAGGGGGCGGTGTTGAGAACCGCCTGATAGCTCATGCTCGCCGAGCGCTGGCCTTCCGGCACCCACCCCATGGCGTCATAGCCCGAACCGGTAACCGAGCTGATGGTGCGCCAGCGCGCCGCATCGCCCGGGTTCAGCCGCGCCACGCGCGGCAACGAATTCCTGAGCGGCGTGATCGTCGGGTAGAGATTCTTCGCCGGCGCCTGCAGGTCATAAGCCGTGAGGCCAATCGACACTGTGACGTTCTTGGCGAGCGATTCCTTCATCAGGCCGAGGGTTTCCTGAGTCGTCTGCGCGATATTCATGGTCAGTCCTTTGGAGCAGGGTAAGGGTTGGCGGGATAGGCGCATTCGTTGGCTAGCGGGCGCGATCGGAAGGCGCTGCGCAGATTCCGGCGTCGCCAGGATGGTTCTCTTCCGGACGTCAGGCGCGAGCGCGTGTTCAACATTGGTCGCAAAATGCGCGGCGGCCGAAGCTGCGTGCGATTGACCGATCGCCGCCGTGAACGAGGCGACGGCCCGACGAGCTTCGGCCGCCGCTTCGCCGGACGCCGCGGCGTCGGCGATCCTTGGGTTCGCTCGGCGTCGCGAGAGCGAGGGGACGCGGCGATCCAGAAGGTCGTACCGCGTTCAGATCCGCTGCGGCGTTGGACGGGCGAGGCTGAGCTTGGTCAGCGCGAGCGCGCGCTCCTGATCAGACAGGGAGGCGAGACGCCGCACCGCGTCGTCGGCGCTGATAAGGGCGTCGTCAGCGCCGTCCGATGTCTTGGAGACCGCGCGCAGCGCCGCCCTCGCCGGCAGCGGCTGATTCTCGAGCGCCGCGATGCGCTTCCCGAGATCAGCAAGCGCGGGCGAGAGGTCATCGAGCGCCTTGCGCAGGCCGGCGTTCTCGTCCGCCGCGCGTTCGAGTTTCTGCGCTGCGTGTGTCAGCGCCACGGCGGCTTTGGCGAGCGCTTCGGACGAGGCGTCCGGGGCGGTCGGCGGAATAGCGGGAGCGGCTGTCTTATCGGCCGTTTCCTTCCAGTCTTCGGGCAGCGCGTTCTCGGTGCCGATCGCCTTCGCGCGGGCAATGATGTGCGCCTTCACGTCCGGTTTTTGGCCGCTGCGATAAAAGTCCCGCACGGCGTTTGCGACGTCGTTCGCATTTCTGATCGGATAGGAGCCGTCGGGCATGGCGGCGCCCGCTTCGGCGTCCTGCTCGCGCTCCGCAGCTGAGAAGTCATGCTCCTCGGCCTCCAGCGCCGCATCGCTCGCGACCTCCAATTGGCGCGGGGCGAAGGCGCGCTTCTCGGCCACCCCGTCCTTGACGACGTCGAAGGTGGCGTCGGGCACGCAGGGCAGGTCGACGAGCGAGATTTCGTGCGGCTCGGCGGTGTAGCGGATAAGGCCGGTGTCGGCGTCCGGCCAGCGCTTCACGTAGCGCCCGCCCTGCGAGAAGCCGGTGTAGACGCCTTCCAGGACCTTTCGCCACTCGTCGTCGTCGACAATCTTCGCCGCGACCATGATCCGCTTGCCCTCGTCGTCGAAGGCGATGTCGGTCAATTTGCCGGCGGCGATCGGCGCGTGCATCGCGCGGACGGCGCCCAACGACTTGCCGCCGCTCGCGGCAAGCGCGTCCGCCGACCATTGCTCGAAATAGGGCTTGCTCGACGCGTAGTCGAAGATCTCGCCCGCGCGGTCGGGCGTCTCCGCCGTCGCGACGCCGGTGACGAGGCACCGGTCGAGGTCGACCTTGAGCAGCGGCAGGAAGAGATCGAGTGCGGACATGCGGGCTCCGAAAGACGCGCGCGCCATGCGCCCGGTCGGGCCGCGGCCGCGTCGTAAGGACAGATAAAAGGGAAAGCCGGAGCGGCTCGCGGCCTCATCGTCGCCGGCGCCATTCACCCACTGTACCTGACTATGCCACGACCGGAGTAGAGCCGTCAAGAAAATGTTCGTGTTTTGTTCTTTAGCCCGGAATCGCGCAAGGAGGCAAGGCCGAGCCGGGGCTCGAGGCCGGGGGGTGCGCGCAATGCCTTCCAGACCTTGATCCAGTTCTTGAGCGGCACCAGCCCTTCCTGCGTCGCCTGCATGCGCAGCGTCTCGCTCGTCGCGCGGTTCACCTGTGAGACGAAGGCGGAAGCGGGAACCGAGAAGGCGTAGCAGATGATGCGCGCGAGCCACTCGTCGTACTGGTCCTTGAGCGGCGGTGGCGGGCCTCGATCAGCTTGAAGTCGGCGGGCATGAACTTGGTCATCCGCCGTCGCGAATGAAGCTTTGAGCCTCCGAAGTTGGGTCGTCCGAAGCGGGCATTTTGCGCGGAATACCCAGTCTCACGGCGGTGCCGGGAAAGCTTCTGTTGGCTATATTTCGAGGGAAATTCGGTCGCCGTGGCGGGTGCGCTTTCCTCGGGACGGGGCGGCTCGGGGGGTGGCGGCTCTGGCTCGGTGATCTGGCCGGCATCCAGTCCGCCCGCATCCGACATTATCGTATCATTGCTCGCGACCTGCGCGCCCGTCGGCCGCGGCTTGCGGGCGGGGTGGCCCACTGGATCGTCGTCTTCGCCCTCGGCCGCTCACCTCCCGTCCTGGTCGCGCGGCTGATCTGGATTGTAAGCCTTCGCGGTTGGCAGGCCGGGCCCCTTGCCCGGCGCGGCCGCGCCCGTTGTCCCGAGCCCCAATTCGACGCCCGCCTGTCGCGCTCTTTCCTGCCGATGCACCCTCCTCGCGCAGACAGCGCTTATTCATCGCTCTTTAAAAAAGGCGGCTGTCCTTAAGAGCGATCTCCGCTCGGTCAGCACGAAAAATGCTGCCCGGCGCTAGCGCAAGTTTTCGGTCTTTCGTCAAATCAGCTACGAAATAATGCTCCTGTTCGATTTCAAGCTCAGCTGTCCAGAAGAAGAAGAACATTGGCCCGAGGTCAGTGCGATTGCCTAACTTGTCGTCGGAAAAGGTTCTTTGGGACCAGACGAGCAGTGGGATGTCCTTTTCCTTGCTGCCACCACCCGTCTGGTGCGCGGTGCCGCCGTGGTCGGCGGCAGCGCCGTTCCGGTCGCCGACACCGCGACAGAAGCCGGGCCTCAGTTTTCCAGGTCGCCCGCGCCCGCCTCGTCCGGGGTTACTGAACGCAGTTGCACTTCAGGATCCCAACCCGGCGGGGCCGGCTTTATGCGGCTGTGCCAAGGGCTGCCTTTGGCAATCCATTTCTGCCGCAGGACCACGTGCGGCGTCTTTGCGTCTTGGTAGCCAAACTCTGTGCCGCAAGAAGGGCATATTTCGTACGATGGCGCGCCTGCGTCATCGAAAGGAGGCTCATGGAGGCCGCTATAGCCGCAGACGGGACATTTATTCACCGGTTTTCTCCTTTTCGGAGTTGAAGTAGTCGAGATTAGTGGGGAAGCCATGCAGATTCGGATTGGGGCGATAGTAGGTTCGAATGGTTCCGTCAGGCCTAATGACGCCGAATTCATCTGTCTCGGGATTGAAACGAACAGCGTCGCCTGCGCGATAACCCTGCACGCGTTCAAATTCCAAGATATCTTGATTTTCCTGGTTTGTCAGAAAATCTGAGGCTTGCTGTTCGTATTCGGATGCGGTGGTGGCGCCAAAGTCGGAACCATGATCCTCTAAATGTCCGTCAAGCAAATCCTCTGAGGAAAAACGCGCGGTCTCAGATGGTCCCTCGTTAGAAGAGGACGGATTCGTGGCTGCTGGCCGTGTTTCAGCAGGATCGCCCGTGAGGGGCTGCTCGATCGGCGGCGGCTCCGGTTCGATAATTTGGGCGAAGTCCGATCTTCCCGCGTCCGACGTCATCGTGTCGTTGCCGGCGACCTGGACGCCCGTTCCTCTCGGTTTCCGCTCAGGCTTGCCCACAGGCCCGGCGGCATTGTCGGCGGTGGAGAACAGTCCGCGCTCGTCATGGTGCGGGTTGAACTTCCCCAACGCCGCTGCCGTTTTGCCCGGCGCGTCCGCCGTCCCCAACCCCAATTCTGCCTTTGCCTCTTCCCGCGTCTTGATGCCGGCCCCGACCAGAATCTGCAGCGTCTGCGCCTGCTGCAGCGGATCGATCGCGTCGTCGCCGACCCAGACGAATTCGAGCGCGGGCTCGCTCATGCATTCCTGGATCACACGGTCGAGCGCGCTCTTGATCCAGTTCTTGAGCGGCACCAGCCCTTCCTGCGTCGCCTGCATGCGCAGCGTCTCGCTCGTCGCCCGGTTGACCTGGCTGACGAACGGCGAAGCCGGGACCGAGAACGCGTAGCAGATGATGCGGGCCAGCCACTCGTCGTACATGTCCTTGAGCGGCGGCTGGCGGGTCTCGATCAGCTTGAAGTCGGCGGGCATGAACTTGGTCATGCGGCGGCGCGCGAGATTGCCGCTCATCAGCGCGTCGAAATAATCCTGGAAGGCGCGGATCTGGTCGGCCGTCCACTCCTTTGGCAGGGTGGCGAAGGCGTCGGGCGTTGAACCTGCGAGGTAGTAATCGAGGGTCGCGGCGTCGCGCCTGAGCGCGATATTGACGGTGAGCGCGATCTGCTCGACCGGGCTCATGCCGTAGAGCCTGTGGGCGCGCAGGTTGCGCGGCAGATAGATGAGCTCGTCGGCCGAAAAATCGGCGGCCGGCACGCCTTTCAGGATCTGCTGATAAGCCGGATCGGGCGGCTCCGGCGCCCGCCCGTCCTCGCCGATCAAGGGCTTGATCGTCGCCCCGTCGATGATGTCGAGCGAGTAGAGCGAGCCGCCTTTTGTGTAGAGCGGGTAAATCGTCGCCGCGTCCATGACCAGCATCTCCTCGATCAGCATTCTGAGCCAGTCGGCGAACGAACGGCGCCGGTCAGGGCGGCCGAGGAAGCGGCTGACCGCGTCGATGCTTTTCGAGGCGTCCGGCGCGTCGGCGCGAGCCCGCGCTCTTACCGCATAGCTTTGGCCGGCGATCTGGTCCTTGCGGGTTTCAATCACCGCCCGCAGGAGCGGCAGCGCGTCGGCGAGGCCCCTGAGTTCAGCGAACGAGATGCCGTCTGCGGCGCGCGGGACATAGTTGAGGTTGGCGCCGAATGGATAGTCGAACTGCCGCCTTTGACCTCGGGCGGCGCCATTGGGGCGAGGGGCTGCAGCGGCCCGAACCAGGTCTCGGGCGAGACGCCGGTTGTAACATAGCGAGCCGCCTCTCCGAGGCGGGCGAAGACGCTTGGGGGCAGGGGCCGTCTGAGGGCGTCGTCCGACATCGAATCGGCTCCTTGAATTCTCCTCTCCGCAAAGGGCGTCCGAAAGGACGCCCGTCTATCGACGGGCTTTGGTGGGAGAGCGGCTTGGGGGTGAGGGGCGCCTTTGCCTTCCGTTAGGGATTTGCGCCTAAAACTGCGCACGCAGGGCTCACGCGAAAGTGGAAAAGGTCATGCGCCGATCGATAGCGCTGGTCGCCGTCGCTGCTGGCCTGCCGGCGCTTGCCGACGCGGCGCCGCGCTGGACCTTTTGCGTCGCCGCGTCGAAAACCGGCCCCGACGTCTGGATCACCGACGTTTTCGCCGCCGAGCGCGACCGGGCTGAGCTTGAAAGCGCGTTCAAGGCCATGATCGAGAGGACCGGCGCGCGCGCCGACGCGCAATGCCCGCAGCCGCGCGAGGACAAAACCGAGGCCGTCAATGCCCAGTTCCAGGCGGAGGCGTTCAACCGCAAGCTCGGCGCGACGTTGCACGCTGTGCTCGCAGGCGAGTTTCCGCCACGGCGGTAACGAGCTTCGATCTCGGATCTCGACCTGATGATGATAGGAGTCTCGGGTCAGCTAAGATTGTTTCGGTAGATTCGCGTCGAACCACGCTTTCAGCTTCTGTGCATCGCCAGCCGCCACAGTCCGCGATCCAAAAGGGAAGGGCAATTCGACCGACACGCTGCCATCTGCGTTGACGGTGAACGTAACCCCCAGAGATTCGCTAACGAAGCTTTGCGTTGCCATGATTCATCATCGGAAATAGGGAAGGAGATGCGCGGTCGGGGCTTCGACCGCGGGCAGGAAAGAAGGATGGCGGAGCAGGAGCGCCGCCACCTTCAGTCCGTATTCAACGAGGTAAGCCTTTGGCCACACATTGCCCGCAGTGTCGGCAATCTTCGCGAGGAAGTCCGCGAGCGTCGCAGCCTCCGCCCAGGGGTTGGCGTAGATCAGTGCTGCAACAGTGCGTTTATTGCGGCGATTGCCTGCGCGACGGCGACCGGGTTGCCCTGGATGGCTGGGGTTTCAAGCAGCTGAAGCTGCGGGCCGACGGCGGCGGGGAGCTGACCATTGACAACCATCTGATTGAGCGCGGCCAACGCGAAAGAAGCCGACATGGTGTTAGGCGGGTTCGAAGCGAAAGCGACCTGAAGAGCGGTCAATTGCGACTGCGCGGCTTGTGCGTACTGTCGATTGCCATTCAGTGCATTGGTTAGAGCAGTGATCGCCGAAGAACCGGCCGCCGTACTGGCGGCATTGGCGGCGGCGCCGATGAGAGTTCCAATGTTATCAACCCAAGACATGAGATTCTCCTAGCTAGGATTTTCGCGCGTCATGATCCCGACCGACGCACGGAAGTAGCCCATCGCGATTCAGGGGCGACGAGCCGGGAAATCAGGAAAGGGCTTTGCCCGGAGGCGAAGCGGGCGAAGAGAAAGTCATCTGCGCCTGCAACTTGCCGATCTCGCCGGTGACGATCGACGCGAGCCTGTTCGGCGTCATGCCGGTTTCCGCGATTGCGGTCTTGAGCGTCCGGCTCGCCATGATGCTCTGGACCGCGGTCTTGACCACCAGCGAGCCGACATTGATCTGCACTTTGGCGAGATTGTCGCTTACGGCGGCGACGGCCTTCGCCGCCTCCGTCTCGGCCGCGCTCTCGATCTGACCGGTGAAGCTCTGCTGCAGCGCGATTCCCGTCCAGCGCTTGAGGAGCGAGGCGCCATAGGCGACGCCGAGGCCGACAACCGAGGTCACGATCGCGGTAATATAGGGCTGCGCGGCGGCGACGATCGGCGCCGCCGCGATTGCGGCGTCTGACATGATGTTTTCCTTTCGCGGGGAGCAGGGTTCTTCTGCGCCGCGCCGCATCGCGCGACGCGATACCCTCTCCCGTTTGAGAGAGGGGCAGGGGTGAGGGTTGCGGTGACCCGAGGTCTCCCGCTGCGCTCGTCGCAAGCGGCTGAGACCGGCGGTTGATCAATGTCCGCTAGGGCCCCCCGTCCACGGACGGGTTATCGCCTGCTATTCGTCGGCCTTCGCCGCCCAGTACTCGATCATCCCGCTTGCGCTTCCCCGGTCGAGACCCAGTAGATCAGCGAGCGCCCAGACCAGCGCATCGGCGCGGTCTGGCGAGTAGCCGGCGCCGCGGCGGTCGAAGTCGGGGGTCAGGGCGCAGAGCTGGTCCTCGAGCTTGGCGAATGCGCCGACATGAAACACGAGGCCGCGCTCATAGGCCGCCGCGATCGGTTCGGCGCGCAGGAACTTGCCGCGTGTCGCGTGAACCGCGCGCACCGGCAGATTGGGCTCGCTCTGGCGCAGGACCTCCGCCACCATGTCGCCGCCGTTGTTGATCTCTGCGATCACACGGTTGGCCCTGAAGCCGCGATAGGCGGCGCCGACGCGCGCCGCCCACCCGCCGGGGGTATCGCCCTTGCTGGTGAGATCGGCGAGCACGTAGAAGAGGCCGGCTTCCACTCTTGCGGCAACGACGATCCCGCATTCGTCGGATTTCATCGATGAGCGCGCCGGCGGATCGACCGCAACCACCACTTCGGCGAATTCCGTCGGCGCCGCCGCCGGCCGGACCCGCTGACGCTCGATGTGGGCGCGCGTCCATAGAGCGCCCGGCGTCTCATCGACGATTTCGGCGAGCAGCTCCTGCCGTCCGATGGGGCGCCCGTCGTAGCGCGCCGTGATCCGTTCGAAGAACGCCCGCGCCAGGTGGGCGCGGTTGTCAAACGTCGAGCCGCGGGTGACGATGGTGTCCGTGTCAGCGGTGAGCGACTTGATAATCGCAGTTGGGCGCGGCGTGGTGGTGACGACCGCCTGCGGCCTGTCGCCAAGCCGCAAGCCTAGCAGCGCCTGATCGAAGGCGTCCGCGTCGCGCCAGGCGGCGAGCTCGTCGCACCAAAGCTTCATGTGCTGCTTGCCTCTAAGCCGGTCGGGCTCTTCGGCGGAGAAGAGCCAGCTCACCGCGCCGTTCGGCCATTCGAGGCGCAGGTCGGTGGCGAGGAAACGTGGCCGTTCGTCGCGCCGGCAGCAGACGAGGACGCCAGATTCTCCGGTGACCATCGTGTCGCGCACGTCGGCGACGGTCGCGCCGATCAGGTTCACGATCGGGTAGGTCTTCGCCCAGTGACACACGGCTTCGGGGCCCGCGCGCGTCTTGCCGGCACCGCGGCCGGCAAGAATGAGCCAGATGATCCAGTCTCCCGGCGGCGTCGCCTGATCGGAACGCGCCCAGAACGCCCAGTCGTGAAACAATTGCGAGCATTCGAGCGGCGTCATCGATTCGATGAGCTTGACCCGGGCCTTGGGCGCTAGGCGGAGGATATTGGTGGCCTGCTCGATCTTCGCGCTCGGAGCGGCGCGAGGGCGCCGCTGGCGTGCACGCCGGGCGCCGGCGGTTTTTTCCTCGCCGCTCATTCCCCGGCCTTCGCACTTTGCGCCGGTCCCGGCGGCGCCGGCGGCTTGCGAAAAGAAGGCGCAAGGCGAGGCGTATGGGTTGGCGTCGATCATTTGCGCCTGCCGAGAGGGTTTGACGAAGAACGCCGAACCGCGCAGCGCCGTCGCAGGCGAGCGGCGGCAACAGGTCAGCGATTGAGAGTGAAGAAGCGAGCCCTCGTGCGAAGCCGCACGTCTCGAACTTGTCCCACTATGCCGGAGCCGGAGTAAGAGCGCAAGCTTTTGTTCGCTTTTTGTTCGACCCTCGCCTTGCTCCAGGCAAGTTAGCGGAATAGCTTCAGGGCGTTACAGACGTGACCTGACAGTTTTGATAAACCGAATTAGCCGCAACTTGTTGCAGAAACTCGGAATCGATGCTAGCGTGGTCTTGATTCTCGCGCGGTGCCCCCCAATGAACGGCGTCGCAGTCGAAGGGGACCGAAAGGGATTTATTTGATTTGGGAGCCGCGCAACCCACTGAAAAGGCTCATTCCCGCGAAGCCAATCCAAGGAAAAATTTTGTTCCGCGGTGCGCTGGGACCGCATCGGGAGTACGCCGCCGACCGTCGGCAAGCTGACAAGAATGGGTGTAATCGTCTGGACGATTGAGCGGGGGGCTCGCGTGATCATTGCATGGTCTCGTCGATGATTGACGGTTTTTACGCGATGGTGAGCGCTCTGGCCGCGGATAAGACGAACAATTTCGTGCTAGTCGGCACTAGAGGAACTCTCGAGAGAGTTTCGGGCGTCGCCAACGGGTGGCTGCATCCTTATCCTCAGGGATTCGTGGCGCTCGCGCAGAAATTCCTGACGGCGCTGCGGGCGCAATATCCGGCAGGCGCGGTCTGAGCGGTGCCTCCCTCATCCGACTTGGAACCAAGCTCCGACGCCCGCAGCGCGATGCTCGGGAATCGCCGACTCGAGCGGCCATTTGCCGGGGTTGTCGGCGACGAACGCGATGTGGGCAGTGCGGCCTGGCTGGATGAGGATGGTGTCGCGCCAGTAGGGCTCCCAGCCGTCGTCCATCGAATGCAAAAGCCGCGCAACGTGGCCCCAGAGCCGTAACGCTTGGACAAACGCCGTCTTGTTGGCCAGCGCGAACACCGTTGGCGCGCCGCGCGGAAGCGCATAAGCCGGCTTCGCCGACCAATCGACGAAAGTCGCGCCGTTGACAGCGAACGGCGCCGACCCGCCGCCGCTAATGGCGAAGTCGCATCGCCGCGCCGATTCGAGTGCAATCTCCGCCGGCAGCAGCGGGTTGGCGGCAAGGCGTCGCGGCTCCGAGCGCGCCGCAACCAGTTCGCCATCCGTGGCGATCACGACGAACGAGCGGTCGGAGCCGCCAGCATCACCGCGCAGGACGAGGCGCACATCGGCCCCCGGATCGCGCGGCATGTCGAAGATCAGCTCGAAACGCGCGCCAGGCCCCATCGGGAACTGATTGTTCAGCGGTTCGAACGGCTCGCTCGGCTGGCCGTCGACGGCGACGATGACGGCCTTCGCGCCCTCGATCGCGACGACCGCCACCCGCGCGGTCGCCGCGCTCCCAAGACGGAGCCGTGCCCGCGCCCCCGGCCGAGTCTTCAGCTTCAAAGGGGCGACCGCGCTGTTCGCGAACACGAGACCGCCCCGGCGCCCGCTTCCTCGAACGACGGTGGCATCGGAGAAGTCGTCCTTGATCTGCCCAACGGCGTCGATGTTCCAGTCCGACAGCACGATCGCGGCGTCCAGATCGACGCCCGGCAAGACCGCCTCCTCGACAATGAGTGGGCCGAACAGCCCGCGTCCCTGCTGCGCAGCGTCATAGAAACCCGCGTGCGGCAGGTAGAGATTGAAGCCGGCGTCCGGCGCAACGAAGCGGATTTCCGCGCTAGCGCCAGGTTTGACACGCTCCTGAGTAAGGCCGCCGACGCCTGCGGCCGCGTTCGCCGCCCGTAGGCCCGGAAAGCTAAGCGTCGTCGGCTCGGCGAGCCGGTTGGCGAACTTCAGCTTCACCTCCTCGCCTTGCCTGATTTTGAGGAGCGGGCCCGGGATTGCCCCTCTATAGGCATAAGCCGCCGCCGCGTCAGCCGGAGGCGGCAACAGTTGCAGCTGCGCCGGCGCAGCCTCAAAGCTGAAAAATCCATCGGCCGCCGGGACTGGCGCATCCGCGCCGGCGATCCCGCCTAAGCCCCACGCCGCCGCCGCCAGACCGCCGCCGAGGATCGCTCGCCGAGTCTGGCGTGGCGTTTGCTGCGGCATTCCGGGACGTTCCGGCTGACCTGAGATTTGCAGCTTGGCCGGCGGGGAGGGCGTGACCATGCGGAAGCTCGCGGCATCTTTCGGATTTACGGCCGTTCCGGTGGCGCAGAGGCGGTCGGCGTTTGCGGCGCTTTTCTTAGCGCAGCGCGAGGGCGGCGCAATTGGCCTTTTGGCTCGGGGGTGGCACGTTCATCTTCGCCATCGCCGCCGTAGCTCGCAAATGAGCAGGCGCGGCGCTTGAACCTGCTTTTTTTTATGGCGCGCGCCGGGCAAGCTGATATAGAGCGCGCCCGAAGCAATGCGGCCTCGTCAAGCCGGCGCTTGCCGCGGGCG